ATTACATACTTTTTCATTTTTCCTTTATTTTTAGTTACTAAAAAGGTAATCCGTCTCCTTCTTCCTGATTGTCTAATATTGCAGGGTTCGGCTCTCTTCCATGGTTATCAAATAGCTGCGGTTGTTGTACCTGCTGTGGTGCTCTCTGTGGAGGAGGTGCAGGCGACGCTTGTGCAACTGGCTGCTGTGGTGCCTGCTGTACTGGCTGCTGATAAGCTACATTGGTAGTCTGTATCACCTCAATTTTCCAACCCTCAATCGTGTTAAAGTACTTGGTCTCTCCTTGTAGGTTTGTCCATTCTCTCCCTCGTATATTGATATATACCTTTACATTTTGCCCCACTTGTAGATTGTTGAGTAAGTCGCAACGCTGCTGGGTAAATTGAATGATGATCGTTTGTGGGTAATTTTCATCCGTTACTATCACCAAGTCCCGCTTCTCAAAGCCGTTTTGTCCTATTATCTGAGATGGGAATATCTGCTTTATTCGTCCTTGTATTTCCATGTCTTTTACTTATAAAAACTTCTACTTTTATGCAGCTCTAAAACCTCGCTGCTTTCCTTTCTGTTTGCCTGAATAAACGCCCTTGCTTGCTGTATGCTAAGGTGTGTATTGATATTGCCGTAAGCGTGCGTATATTCTCCGTTGGCTCGTGCTTCTTCAATTGCTTGCTGTATGTACTCCTCGCAGTAATTATGCTCAATAGCATAGAGGTCGTAGCCTTTAGCCGTGATACCTTCCAAATGTACTGTATCGGTAGCGTGGAATATTTTATACTCATAGTTACCCTTTATAAAGTCTATTATTGTGGGCTTTAAAAATATCCGCCAACCAAAATTAGGTACATCGTGGTACAGCTTAATTGGTGATACCTTGAATGCTCCATAATCGTATATTTTACCTACTTGCAATACATCTATATTCTTGATACATGGTAATTCTTCTAAGAGGAAATCACCGCAAGCCACTCGCAAGGTTGGTCGCTCAGCTTGTAACCGCTGTAAGGTTCGCAATTTTAAATGATCGCTATGCTTGTGAGTTAGGAGTACTATTTTCAAAGAACGTTTTACTTCTTGTAAGGCTTTGAGAGAAACGCCGCAATCTACCATTATTGCATTGTTGTATATCACGGCGTTACCCTCGCTACCTGAACTAATGACTTTTGTTTGTATCATTCTTCAAAATCAACATCTTCAATACCATTGTTTATAATAACCTCACAATATGAATCTTCATAGTAAGGAGACATATTGGCTTGCTGTTTTTCCATTTCTTCGAAAGGGTTGTCGTACTTTTCAAAGATTTTAATAGCTTCTTGTTCTGTTTCTGCTTCAATCTCTATGCTATAGTCAGCTATTATCGTGTGTCTGAATTTGATTGTATGTTTCATGGTGTTTATTTTTATAAATTCTTAAAATCTACTTGCTTAGGGCTTTCCGAAGGTGCAGGGGCTGGAGCTGTTGGCTCTTCTTGAGCAACAATCTCTGTAGGCTCACTTTGCTCTATGATAACAGCATCTTGTACATACCTACCTCCTTGCGGGTTATCTATATAACGCCCCTCGCTATCTGCTTGGTCTTTCTCTATGGCATTTTGCATTTCCACGGATAACACCCCGTAACGATTAAGCAGGAGCTTAAGTACTGTTTTCTTTGCCATGGCATCAAACTCACTTCTCCATACCCCTTTGAACTCTCCTGTCTTTTTATCCATGCCACTTTGTGAGTACTTACTTACGTGTGCCTGCACCTGCTCAAGGCTCATATATAGTGATTGTTGAAAGCCATTTTGTAGCTCAATATAAGCCAAATAACCTATGACTTTGCCTTCAGGGTTTTCTCCGAGAAATTCAGTATGTCCTGTGAACTTGTTGCGCTTAATCTCGCCTTCTCGTACCTCACAAGTGTTAATCGTTCTGTATTGACCGCTTCGGATTGCCAACTGAATAAAACCCTTATATCCCATTTGAAATTGTGGATGTACTTCTTGGGTCTTCCAATCTTTATAGGCAATAACATACGCATACCCTAAGTTCTTGTTAAGTGGCAGGTTAAGGGCTGTGGCATTCAATGCACACTTCATAAGTTCTGAATTATCGCATTGTAACAGCTCTTTATTGCTATCTGAAAGGGCTAAGAGGTTGGATACAAACTCTGATTTTCTTGACCCTAATGTCTTTGTTAGGAAATCGGCTGTGTTAGCTTGATTGAGGAAGTTTCCTAATGTTAGTTTCTTTTCTGTGGTGGTTACTGCTGTACTCATTATTCTATGATTTTAATGTTATTACTAAGTATATATGCCTTTAAGGCTCTGAGTTGCTCCATGGTGCCTTGTACGGTGAAATTGGTTACTATCAAATCAGGTGTTACTTCTTGAGGAGCTGGAGCAGGGACTTCTTGAGGTGGTACAGGTGCTTCTTGAATTGCTGGAGGTGGTACTTCTTCAGGTGCTTGCAAAGGAGCTACTTCTTTTGCCTTTGTCTCGGCTGCTAACCTTGCTTGCTCTGCTGCTGCTCGTTGCGCTTCGATACGCTGTAATTCAGCTTCTCTTTGCTGTTTGCGATATTTTGCATTGTTAATAGACCTCATTACATCAAGGGTTTGCTTGTAGTCTGCGAGGATTTCCGCCTTATATTCGTCGGGGTCTGTTAGGCTCTCAATAAATTTAAGGCTCTTTGATACCTCGCCTACAAAGTTTGCAACTTGCTCTTTAAACTTCTTATCACTATCACTAAGTGTAATATTCAGTGGTAAGCGTTCAAAAATGAGGAAGTCAATACCTTGCGATTGACACAATTCAGTGAAGTAATCTTTGATACGCCCCTGCTTGTCGTTTAATAAACGATTTTGCACCTCGTCTATTTTGTATTTCAGCGTATTATCAGCCTTATCATAATGCACCTTGATATGCTCTTTATACGCCTTTTCAAACGCTTCATAAGGAACATTCACTTGCTCTTTGATATACTTGCGTTGCGTCTCAAAACCGTCAAGTTCTTTGCGTAACATCGTGCGGGTGTTTTTCGCACTCTTCAAAGTCTCATCAGTTACTAACTGGTTATCAAGGTTCAGTTCAGCGATTTTCGCTTCAATTTGTTGCCCTACTGCTTTTATCTGCTCATAGACAATAATAGGGGCTTGTTTTAGTGTTATTAAATTCTCATTCATTTTGATATAATTTTATTTGTTAATACATTTTCTTTCTACTAAGGAGCCTCTGAGACTCGTTTAAGATATTCATGTACATTTTCATAAATTTTTTTTGAGGAATTTCCTTAAACTCGTAATCTGCTACTTTGTCAGTGTGTATAACTACTAAGGTTTCTATATTATAGAAGAAAGTATCTAACTTCATCATTCTATAATCACACTTATCTTCATCGTAGCTGATTACCTTATATAAGTCATCGTGTTTATCCTTGTAATATCTCTTTATTGCTAACTTTTTCATAGTTTATTTTTTTTAAGTGTATCACTGTTATATAGTCCATAACACCCCTTATTGAACCTTACCTTGACTATCTCAAGCCCTTCATTATTGACTATCTCTACAATTACCCCTTCTTTGCCTTTTTGATTTGCGGGGTCTTTTGGGATAAAGGGATTAACCCTTACTAAATCGCCTATTTTCATATTACCACATTTTAGAAGTTGCATAATCGGGGTATATATCAGTTTCTTTATACTGAAACTCTTTATTGGCTCGATTGGTGAGTACTGTTGTTAATATGCTTTCTTGCATTTCAGTAGCCTTAACCTCTTGGAAGTTGATGTATATATGCTGTATCTCTACATTGTGGCAGCTTGCATTGTTGCTACCCTCGCAATGAGTGGTTACATCGTAATAGATAGCGCAATACCAATCATCAGGATAATCTTCTTCTGTGATAAACTCACAATTGAAAGACCTATTACTATCTTCTCGCAAGTCCAATAAATCGCTGTAATAATAGCATTGCTTGCGCTCTTCGTTGAGTACTCGCTCAAACTCGGTATTTGTCATTGTTCTCATCGTAGTACGTATCTAAGTTGTGATTCTCTAAGGAGTTCTTGTAAGGAGTGTGATGCTAAGCAGTTACTATATGCTTCTTTTTGCTTGTTTGTTAGCTCACTATAACGGCGCTTTTCGTAGCACAAATAGCCGTCAATCACTTGTAGTTCTGTATCTTGCACTTTTTTTGGCTTTTTCTTGCAAGAAAATAATTTTTGTAGTAATTTTGCCATGTTAAAAATTTTGTTTGTTATACATACGCCTCGCATGCCAGCGGGGCTTTTTTTATAAATCGCTGTTTTGTCTTGCTCTCTCAAGTTCAGCGTAAAACTTACCCGTGTAATCCGAAATATCAACGGTTTCTTTCAGTTTGATAGAAGACTTGCCCTCTTCCACAAGGGCAAGTTCTTCGTTAAGGCTAATAATCTCGCTTGCCAACTCTCTAACGGTACCCTCTAAGAATAACTTTAGATCAGTTACACGCTCTAATTTTCTCTTTAGGTATCTTTTTAGCTCGGTATTATTCATGATTTTTTTGCTATAACATCGTTAATTGAATACCCATACTTTTCATATAAAGGTATTAGTTTGATACTTAATAAAGTGTCACTTCTACGCCTTGCCGCCTCTTTGATGGCTGGTTGTGATTTTTTCATTGTTTTGGCTATTTCTATGCTAAAATCATTCACAGATAATATACGCTCTGCCACTGTGTCTGCTAAGTCGCCCGTTTTGCTCTTACGGTGCGCCCTACTATTTTTTACTTTTTTCATTGCTATTTAATTTATTATTACTATATTTGCATGTGTCAAATGTCACACGCTTTGACGATGCAAAGATACAAAACATTTTGTAAAGTACAACACAATAAGTAAAGTATGTATGTTAATTAGTGTGTTAAAGTTTGTAAGTAATTGATTTTGAAAAAGATGTGATGAAAAATTTTCTAAGAAAGAACGGGTTAGCGCTGTTAGCTATCTTAATAAGTGTAGGTACATGGCTATCTTTTTGGTTAAGATTTAGCCCTTTTACATGGGATAGCTTTGGGGCTATGGCAGCAACTATGGGGATAATTGTTGCTTTCTTGACAGGATTTCAGATTTGGGCAGTTATTGATAAAGGAAGATTTGAAGAAAGGATAGTTGAGGAACAAAAGGAATTAGACAAAAAGATAAAACTTCTTGAGTTAAAACAATTGGATGCTGATTATACTTATAATTTTTATTTAGCACAAGTGTATGGTAAATCTTTAGACTTACCAAAATACATAAGTTTTACACTACAAGCTATCTATTATGGACTGATGTGTAACACGGAACAACATATAGCAGGCTGTAATATACTGATAAAAAGTGTAAACAATGTGGTTAATATAAAACAAGGCTTATCCTTAACTAAATCAGAACAAGATGATTTGTTATATTCTTTCTATAAGATAGAAAAT